CTGCTCCTGAGTTGGTTGAAGGTGGTTACATTGTTCCCCCTAAAGTTATCGTTAAGCAACTTGCTATGGTGACTGGTAAGCAGACCAACTTTGACCGTGATGCTGAGAACCTGCTGGAAACGATTGATGAGAACAACGTCGGTAAGATTCTGATTTGTGCTAAGGCAACCAAGCAAATCGTTTCTCTGGTGTCTGAAACTGATTTCTGCGATGAACTAGAGCAGCGTGGTTACTCTTGGATGTATATTACTGCCAAGACTGGTGCAGTGATTGATGGTCAGAAGGTCAACCGTGAGGTATTCTTTGACACCCTATCTGCATGGGGTAAGGATAACGATAAGAAATTCGTTGTGCTACATCATAGCATCCTTGCTGAGGGTATCAATGTGAGTGGTCTGGAAGCGGTGCTTTTCCTCCGCAACATGGACTTCATTGGTATCAGTCAGACCATTGGACGTTGCATCCGTCTGCATCATGATGATGCCAAAGGTTTGCGTGATGGACGTATTCAACCTGGCAACCTCAATCAATATACCAAATCGTTTGGTCTTGTGTGTGTTCCCGTCTACAGCAAGGTTGGTATCGCTACCGCCCGCGCTGTTCAGACTGTGGTTGATACCATCTTCCAGAAAGGTGAACCCGCTGTGAGTGTGGTGCGCCGCTGATTCTTCTCCAAACTTTATACCTACGGGGGGCAGCGCCCCCCTTTTTTGTGCCTGCAGCAGGGAGGCACTGAGTCTCAGAGTAGACTCAAGGCCACCACTAGAGCAAAACCCCGATTTTCTTGCAATTCTACTGCAGGGGTGCTATGATACCTTCGTCGCAACCAGATTCCCGATTTTTTTGAAAGTGTAACGCTATGGAAGGATTTACAGTCGGTAAAAGTGGTGAATATGCTGCTATTCCTTACGAAAAGCAGTATCTTATCATTCATAATGGTCAGCAACTTGATAAACTTTGTAAGACAGAAGCATCAGCACGAAAGTATATCTCAGATCATAAAAAGGGTAAAAGTGTAGCACAACTACCTTTGTAATACAAAGGGGGAGCTCTCAAAGTGTCTTAGTAGTATCGGAAATCTCAAATGTACTCAAAGGATCTTGAGGAGAGAATAGACATTCTTCTCTCCAAGCGTGGAATTACTGGTCACGTTGCTGCCCAAAGATTTACTCAAGACTTTAAGGCATATTTGTGCTATTTTGAAGTAGTTACTGGAGGAAACTCTGAGGATACTCTTCTGCTGCTTGAAAGTGGAGACATTCTCACCCCGACTAATATTTTGGGGACAAACTTTCGCAAATCTTTGTGGGATCTGGTTCCACAAAAGTTGAAAGATGATAATATCTTCCCACACCTTTTCAAGGTTCTTTTGGGTAACAAAGGCAAAGGAATTGGTAAAGGTGAGTTGATTCTTCCTCTGATTCTTTCTGGTTACGTCTTCTCTGTTGAGAATGACGGAAGGTATAACGATGGAGAGAAAAGATCTGAGATCAAGGATGATGGTGCGAGTCTGAAACCTATTGAAACTGGAGTAACTGACAAGGGTTTAGTTGACAAACTCAATGCAACCTATTTTGGTGGAAATGCACCTGGATATGTTGACACTAAAAAGTTCAGTAAGCATCTGGAATCTGTGAAAGATCCGTCTGTTTATCAGCAGTATTTTGAGCAACTTTACCCTGGATGTGATGTCAGCGAACTTGTAGAGGAAGTCAAGCAGTGCTACAAAGATCCTGATAAGTTCAACACTGCTGTTGGAAAGTTTGCATTGAAGCGTTATCAGGAAGTTGATAAGTGGGATAACATCCTGTATATCAAGGAATCAACAATGGAGATCGTCAACATCTCAGATCCATCTGATATTGACTTTCTTAACCTAAAGTTCACTCCCAAATTCAAGAGAGGTGGTGATACCCAAGCAATCGCTGATGGATATGTCAATGTCAAGATTTGACAACTGACACAAACTCTCCTATAATCTATCAACACATTTCTTCATTATGAAATCCAAAAACGCTAACTTTATCACCATCGCCAAACAGATTCGATCTGGGACTTACAAGCGAAAGATAACAGTCGATCTGCGCCCTTTCTTTGTTGAAGTCTCTCCCGATAACTGGAGTCCGAATCCAGATACTCGTATTCAGGTGAGAGACACTGATCGCAGTCTTGCTTTTGTTCATGAGATTGTCAACCTCATCAAGACAACTGGGGATACAAGTCTACTTGATCCTATCGTCTTGATCTACTTTAAGGAAACTGATGAGTATAAGATTATCGGAGGTAATCATACCTCTGAGATTAAGATTCTACTCGGTATGTATGAATCTGATGCTTATGTTGTAGACTATGAAGATGATCTTCAAGGTCGTGAATCTGTTGCCATTGATTTTGGCAATGAGTTGAATAATCCCGAAAAACGAGAGCGACCTGTTACTGAAAGTGATGTGAGAAACATTGTTCTTACTCACATTGAAGAAAACATTGCATTGGATTGGGAAGATCCTATGCCGACAAAAGAGTGGAAAGAGGATCTTCATGAACGTTATCCTTTTGTTTCCATGCACACAATCGGACAATGGATTTCTAATCACGATAAAGTTGGTGGTCGTCGGAGTGCTAAAAAGTCTTGGACTGAGGCAGAAAAAGAGCAACATCACGAATCTATTAAGAACAGGTTTGATTATCAGGGTTATTATGTGATAGAACCGAGGGGATTGTCCTCATGGCATCAAACTGCTATTTCCACGGTAGTAAACCACCACGTCCAAAATCCTAATCAAAAAGATTATGTTTTGATCTTCTTCGCTGATAATGCTAAGCAGGCAGTTGATCTTGTATCTGGGAATATTCGTGCTAAAATTGAAGAACGATACAATCTGATCCGTTTGCATCTTGGTATCAACATTAAAGTAGAGTATATGCGTACTAAATGAAACCACTTTTTATCTGGGCAGGTGGAAAGACAAAGGTGCTCAAACATTATGCACCTTTCTTACCATCTTCATCGTCTTTTTCTAACTACTACGAACCATTTTTTGGTGGTGGTGCAATGTTTGTGTATGTGATGAATACATACAAACCAAAAAATGTAGTCATCAATGACATCAACGCAGACATCATTTCCATTTATCGTTGTATCAAAGAGAACTACGATGAGTTCATTCAACGACTGAATGAACTGGAGGATCAGTATATTCCACTGGACAAGGAAGATCGTAAGAAACTGTACTTCGATGTGCGACATCAACACGCATACGATTATGAGAGTTGGTCTAAACCAGTGGAATCTGCCACATTATACTTTCTAATGAAAACAGGATTCAATGGTATCTACCAACTCAATCAAAATACCAATGGAAGGTATGGAACTCCTGCTGGACTGTTGAATCAAAAAGATACAGTCTATGATCGTCAGGTAATGTTGTGGTGGAAAAATGCACTACAGAACGTTACAATTAAGTCTGGAGATTGGAAGGATTGTGTAACTGATGATCCAGATGCTTTCTTTTTCTTTGATCCACCATATCGTGACAGTTTTGCTGATTATGGTAACGGATTTGGTGATGATGCACTACTTGAACTGATTGATTTCTGTGATCGTCAGAATAAGGTATTTCTTGCAAATCGTGCTGATGATGATTGGTTTGATGGTAAATGCAAGTCTCTGAATGTACATCACTTTGACATCACTTATACAGCAGGGAGGCGCAAAAAGACTGAGGATGGTTATGCTGCCAAGAAAGCAAGAGAGATCCTATTGTATAAGATGAACTGACATTTGCTGGATGTCAAAAAGGGGGAGCTCCTAAAGTGTCCCTATAGTGTAAGTTGAACGGTCTCTATGCCCCGCGCTCGCAAACAACCTGCTGATGCTGTTGTTGTTGCTCCCGAAGTGAAAGTTCCTGAAGTTCTTATCACTCGTGAGCAATATCTGCAAGACATTAAGGTTCGTTGGCAGATTCACCAGTATGAAGTGAACAAACTTCGTGAAGATGTGGTGAAGTTTACTCAGACTGTTGCTCCTTATGTGAAGCAATCTGTTGATTTTCTGACTGAAAAGTATCAACAACTGATTGCCCGTCGTGTAGCAGTTTGAGAAACATTTGAGACACCTATAATGGTGTCTTTTTTTTGTATCTTAAAGGGGGAGCCCCTAAAGTGTCCTCATAGTATGAGCAACAAGCAAATGCAGAACAAACATATCGAACACCCTGAAGATTCTATCCTGACTGGTGATCTATCGGTTCTGGATTGGTTTACTGCTCCGTCTAAGGTTTCTGTCAAGATTGATGGAGCGCCTGCTATTGTGTGGGGTCGCAATCCTGCCAATGGTAAGTTCTTTGTGGGCACCAAATCTGTGTTCAACAAAGTTAAAATCAAAATCAATCATTCTCACGAAGAAATTGATGCAAACCATCAGGGTAAGGTAGCAGATATTCTTCACGCTTGTTTTGATAGTCTTCCTCGCACTCAATTCATTTATCAAGGTGATTTCATCGGGTTTGGTGGTGATGATACCTACCGCCCCAACACGATTACCTACAAGTTCCCTGAAATCATTGAGCAAAGTGTAATCGTTGCACCTCATACTGAATATATCTGTGAGGATGATCTTCGCAATGCTGTTGCACAACCTATCAGCAAACAGTTTGTTGATACTCTGGATGTGAAGTGGGTACAACCAGAAGCAGAAATCTGTCCGCATCTGGATGATATTGAAGACTTCTGTAAGTTTGCAAAGCAAATGAGCACGCTTTGCACGTTTGTGAGTGATAAACAAGCAGCAGAACTCAAAAAAATCATCAACTCTTACATCCGTGAGGGTAAAGAGGTCGATGAGCACGAAATCGCACAAAATTACGATGTTGACATCAACCTGATGCGTTTGTGGAAGTTGGTTGAGTCTATCAAGATGGA